ACTGAACAGATAAGTGTGGCAAAGCAGAAGAAGATTACTTTGATCGAAGAGAATCGGAGGTTCGGCGCTGTTAAGTCAAGGTGGGAGACATATAACGTGTTTATGCAAGCTGTTGACAAGAAGGGTATCCCACTCACAATCTTGTCTTTACAGCTACCACAAATCAACAATGAGCTAACAAAGATCCTACAAGGAGTTGTAAACTTTGACCTTTCCCTTGAAGCCGATTTAGAGTCTAACAATATGGAGATCTTTATAGATTACGGAGATTCAAGGAGAATAATTGAGTGTGGTTCCGGAATGGAAAAAATGATTTCTTCGCTAGCCCTTCGAGTCGCACTAATCAACGTATGTAATGCGCCAAGGAGCGACGTACTCATAATAGATGAAGGGTTTGGAGCTTTAGATGATAAGAACATTGAGGCATGCTCCAGACTGCTTGAATCTCTTAAGAAGTATTTTGCAAACATACTTATCATATCTCACGTTGATGCTATGAAAGACGTGGTTGATAACGTCTTGGACATCCAAAAGAACGGAAAGGACTCATATGTCAGATGCACATGATGTTTCATACGTTCCTATAGATTGCCCAATTTGTAATTTAATGATCAGGGATACGAATGACGTAACAAGATATCATAGCTCTAAGTGTTGCGTTGATTGCTGGATAGGATTTTTAGAACCGTTACGAAAACTAAACCGCGACGAAGGATATTTACCTACAGGCAGTGAGATTGAATCTTACCGAAATAGAGTAGCCGCTCTTACAAAACTTGGAGAAGGAACGTGTTAAACCTAAAAGAAATTAGAGCTCTGGCTCAAGCAACAGAGACTTCATGGGGATATTCATCAAAAGACAGGAAGGTCACCAGCAGACTAGATGGAGAAGTTCTAGAGCTTCAGATGATGTCCATTGTTCAGTTTGCAAGCGAGAAAGCGCTTAGTCAGCAGCTGCAGGCTCAACGTGAATATGCAAATGACGTTTTTACAGAGCAGCTTAAGAGAATTAAGCAAGAATTTAAAGAAGCCACCGATCGAGCACTGGTGACTAAAGAGATCGAAAGAGATGATGATGTAGAGCTTGTGTCTGCGACTTCAAATTCTCCACGAAAGATCGCGTATTTTCGTGCAAACATAAAGCTTCAAGTTAGTTAGAAGATATGCCGCCGCTAAGTAAGCAAAAGCAAATAAGCGAGATTGTAAAGTGTGGAAAAGATCCAGCTTACTTTATAAATCGTTACGTGCAGATTCAGCATCCTATGAAGGGAAGAATTTCATTTCACACCTTTCCATTCCAGGATGATTGCTTACAGCAGTTTAACGATCATAGATTTAACGTAGTAGTAAAGTCACGACAGTTGGGTCTTTCAACCCTAACTGCAGCCTATGCTGTCTGGCTGGCTATGTTCAGAAAAGATAAAAGCATTCTGGTAATCGCCACGAAGTTAGCGGTTGCTCAAAACTTTATTAAGAAAGTCAAGGTGGCACTGTCTGGAATACCACAATGGATGTGGATAACTGAAATTACTGCAAAGAATACACAAGCGATAGAGTTTAGTAATGGTTCTCAAATAAAAGCCGTACCAACGTCCGATGATGCTGGTCGTTCTGAAGCCTTGTCACTGCTAATTGTGGATGAGGCTGCTTTTATTAGAAACTTTGATGAGCTCTGGAAGGGTCTGTATCCCACTCTTTCAACTGGTGGTCGAGCTATATTAGTTTCAACCCCGAATGGGACTGGCGGCCAATACTACGACATCTACCATGGCGCCGAGCAGAAATCTAACGAGTTTAACGCTATAAAGCTTCCTTGGGATGTCCACCCCGAGAGAGATGATGCATGGTTTCAAAAAGAGGCTCGAAATCTTAACAAGCAACAGATTGCACAAGAGTTGCTTTGCGATTTCCAAGCGTCTGGTGACACATTTCTGTCAACAGAAGACATAGAGCGGCTGCAAATGAATATTCGGTCTCCGATAGAGAAATGGGGACCAGAGAATGCTGTCTGGGTATGGAAGTACTTTATACAAGGTCATAACTACGTAATATCTTCTGATGTTGCTAGAGGTGATGGGAGTGATTACTCTACTTTCCATGTGATAGATACCACAGAATCAGAGGTAGTGGCGGAGTTTAGAGGCAAAGTTCCGCCAGACCAACTTGCTGTACTGTTATCAGAAGCAGGACGTCGATATGGGGATGCTGTAGTTTGTCCAGAAAGCAACACATACGGTTATGCTGTGTTGATGAAACTCCGCGAAATGAATTACAAAAACATCTATTTTGCGAAAGAAAAAGACAAGTTTAATGCCATATATGGTGATGGAGCTATTGGCAAAGCTGGTTTCTCTACCCAGGGAGCTAGTCGTGCTCAGATACTGACAAAGCTTGAGGAGATGATAAGAAATAACCGCGTTGACATATATTCATCTCGACTCGTGTCAGAGTTTAAGACCTTTGTGTGGAGCGGATCGAAAGCTCAAGCCCAGCGCGGTAAAAATGATGATCTAGTCATGTCGTTAGCAATTGGTCTGTGGTTGTATGAGTACTCGTCAAAGAAATCGTCCAAGTCAGTTGATATAAATTCTGCTATGTTAGCCGCATTTGGAGTCAATAAACAACAGTCACGTGACTCGAAGCCTAGAAGCCCCTATTCGTACGAGATGGCTTATCTTGCGAGAAAAGGGATGCCAGTAGAAATGGATGAAAGTCATCCTGCTGTTTCTGGGTCTGTAGATTTTAAGTGGCTGCTATCGTGACTATAATAGTTAAGTTGTAAGTAAGGATTGATATGGCTGAAAAGGGAAATATATTTCAGAGACTGACAAGCCTCTTTCGAAGCGGTCCCACTGTAAAGCGGAGGGTAAGATCATCCGTTACTTCGAATATGAAGTCATCTGCTGTTGAGACTTTCCGTCGCGCTCATAATGACGTTTATTCTAACACACTGAGTGCCTATGGTTCCTTCGATAGAATGTCAAGGTACAGTGACTTTAGCGAGATGGAGGCGACTCCTGAGATTGCTTCTGCTCTAGATATCTACTCTGAAGAGACAGTGTCTCCTGACGAGCATGGCCGAGTTTTACACATTTACTGTGAGGATGATCTAAAGAAAGAGATACTTGAGTCTCTCTTCTATGACACTCTCAACGTAGAATTTAATCTCGTTATGTGGGTAAGAAATCTTTGTAAGTACGGAGATTTTTTCCTTTTTAATGATATCGATCCGAATTATGGTGTTGTCAATGCCTACCCGATTCCGATATCTGAAATGGAAAGAGAAGAAGGGTTTGACCCCGAGAACCCATCAGCAGTAAGATTTCGTTGGCTTACTCAAGGAAATCAATCTTTAGAGAACTGGCAAATATCTCACTTTCGTCTGCTCGGAAATGACGCCTTCCTCCCATATGGGTCTAGCGTCCTCGAGTCAGCCCGCCGAATTTGGCGCCAGTTGATACTTATCGAAGATGCGATGTTGGTCTACAGGGTGATCAGAGCTCCTGAGAGAAGGGTTTTCTACGTAGACGTAGGTAACGTTGCTCCTGAAGATGTTCCTAACTACATGGAGCAAGCAACGTCAGTTCTTAAAAAAGCACCAGTGATAGACAAATCCTCTGGTAAGGTCGATCTAAGATACAACCCACTTAGTGTTGATGAAGATTATTTCATTCCTGTTCGTGGCGGCGATAGTGGCACACGAATTGACTCTTTAGCTGGTGGCCAAAACACAGCTGCGATCGAAGATGTTGAATACATTCAAAAGAAACTGTTTGCCGCCCTTAAGATTCCTAAAGCGTATCTTGGGTATGATGAAGATATCGGTGCTAAAGCAACCTTAGCTCAAGAAGACATAAGGTTCAGTCGTACTATCCAGAGAATTCAAAAAACTGTTATTTCCGAGCTGAACAAACTTGCTATGATCCATCTTTATGTGCACGGCTTTGACGGCGAAGACCTTCTTGATTTTGAGCTGAAGCTTTCTAACCCGTCCTCAGTTGCACAATTACAAAAGCTTGAGCTAATCTCTCAAAGGTTTGATATAGCTGGTAAGGTTCCTGAAGGTATGCTCGACCGCCGGTGGGTACAGAAGAATGTTCTTGGGTTAACTGATAAGCAGATACAAGAAGTTCAAGAAGGTCGGATACAAGACAAGGTTGATGACGCTGGAGTTGAAGGCGCCGGCGCTGAAGGTGAAGGTGGAGGTGCAGAAGGTGGAGGCGATGAGGGTGGCGGCCTATTCTCTGCCGACGTTCCGTCGAACGGTCAACTTCTAACTGCTGAGCCCTCGACGGGTTCAAAGATTGTAGACGACGAAGAAGAAGATGATGACTACATTGATATCGCGTCTTTGTCAATTGACGATGAATCGTCTCCAATCAAAGCGCAAGCAGCGTATAGAAAGCAACCTAATTCTAAGAGCACTCGGGGTCCAGGTACTACACACATGCCAGACTTCAAAGGGATGGTGACAAACAAGAGATCACAAGATTCGATGCGTCGTCCTTTCGGTGATGATTATCTTCGGCCTGCTTTTGAGGGAACGGAACCCTACGATGATGATAGTTATTCACATAAGCCAAAACTTCGTTCTCCGATGACTCCGGAAATGAAGAGTGTTTATAGTTCTTTAGTTAATATTTTGAGTCCACAAGGCGGAGTGCTTTTATCGGAAGCAAACAACAATGAAGGGGAAAGAAATCCTCTTGAAGAATACGATGCCGGAGAAATAGATGAAAGTTAAGCATAATAAAAAAAGAAATGTTGGGTTGCTGTTTGCACAGCTTTCTCAAGCTGTTTCTGAGTCCATGGTAGAAGGAGATGTCAAGAGGGCGAACAGGGTTCTTTCTCTAATAAAGCGACATTTCGCTCCTGGTACAGAATTATTCAAAGAGTTTAGACTTTTTAGAGCGATCATGGTAACGTCTGTTCCTTCCGATTCTCTTGCGACGTCTATAATCGGAGAGGCAAAAACAGCTTCAAAGAATATCAACACCAGATTGTTGACACAGCAAAAATCAGCACTCATCAAAGATATAAATTATAACTTGAGTGAGTCAAACTTTTATTCCAGAAGAGTTCCTGATTACAAGACATATGCGACAGTCCAGACTCTTTTAGCAGAATGGAGAGCGTCAGATCCAGATGTGTCTGTTGTCGCAAAGTTCGAGTCAGAACTACATTCACATCTTCTAAAAGAGAAAAAGCTGGCCGATATTGAAGAGATGAAATCCCCTGACGCGAACAGCTTGGTCGTTGATATTATGCGTAAGAAGCTTGAGGAAAAGTTTGGGTCTCATCTAAACGATAAGCAGATGTCTCTCTTGAGAGAATATGTCTTTTTTGATGATGACAAGACATCTTTCTTGACTAAATTAAGCTCGATTAAGTCTGAAGCACTTGAGGCTATCGATGCTTTCGAGAGCACGTGCCAAAACAAGATAATTTTAAAGCAGGTTCCTGATGTAAGAGACGCCATCTTAAGCCTTTCTGAATCCACTGCGGATGATGAGACTCTCTCAAGATATTTGACGCTTATGAATATAACTGAAGAGTTACTATCAGGAGGTGAGTGATGAGTGACAACCTTAAGCTTTTGACAGAATGGAGCCCTTGGCAATACTCTAAAGAGATGATCGAGGAGTCCAAGCAAAACAACGACGGCAAGATTGTGATGAAGGGTGTTCTCCAGAAGTCTGACACCCTCAATCAAAACGGCCGAATTTATCCCAAGGTTATTCTTGAGAGAGAAGTAAGGAACTATCAGAAGTTCATTGCTGAAAACAGGGCCCTCGGTGAATGTGACCACCCTGATAGCTCAGTCGTCGAACTTAAGAACGCATCTCACATTGTAAGAGAAGCATACATGGACGGTGACGTTTGTTATGGTGTTGTAGAACTTCTAAACACTCCTTCTGGGAAGATCCTACAAAGTTTGGTGGAGTCTGGGGTGACGCTTGGTATTTCCAGCCGCGGCGTCGGCTCAACTCGCCGTAATGGAGATGTAGACGTTGTCCAAGATGATTTTCAACTGATCTGTTGGGACTTTGTTTCAGAGCCTTCAACTCCGGGGGCATTTATGATGAAAGAAGGTATTGAAGTTCGACGTAACGATCTCAATAAAGTATTCAACAAATCTGATAGAGTACACCGTGCTTTTAATGATGTGATAGCATGGAGGGATGACAAATGAGTTCAAGTTGGCCAAAACCGGGATTAAATAGTGTCGGTGAGTATCAATTAGCTGGTGTCCCGTTCGTTGTAGAAGACGCCTCCTCCGCCCGCACAGTTACTCTACAGAGAGTATCACGAGCGATTACTTTTATATCTGATGCAGCCGGAGCGAGTGTTCACTTTTTCGATGTTGATGCAAGCGGTGTCGCCGTCAATACTGAGGTTGCTTTACCTGCCGGTGCCGTCAGGTTTGAAGTTAGATGTAGCAAGTTTTATATCACTGCCGGTGCAACAGTCGGAGCAGTCGTAGAACTTACAGGAATCGAACCGCAACAGATGCCTTTACCATTACGAACATTAGGGACTGTGGCATAGGAGATTTAGAATGGCAAAGATGACAAGAAATGATTTAAAATCTCTAGTTAAAGAATGCTTGTTCGAGATTTTGTTAGAAGCAACAGATGCTGAAAGTGGTCAGCAGCTACAAGAAGTAAGACTTCCTAAAAAGAAAACTCGCCCTGTCACTTCTCGGCGTCCCGCTCTAGACAACATCTCGATAGGAAAGAGCCAACCCGCTCGAGAGCAACCTCAATTTGATGTATCACAGATAACGTCAGATCCAGTGATGGCCGCGATATTTCAAGACACTGCAAAGACGACTCTGCTTGAGCAATCCAGAGCAGAAAGGTTAGGCCCACAGTCTGGTGGTGATGCTGCAACAGCAGCTATGGCTCAAGCTGACCCACAAGAAGTTTTTGGTGAAGCATCGAGGAATTGGGCAGCCCTCGCGTTTAACGATTAAATCTCGGCAGCAAGAAAAAAACAAGTCTGCTGAATACTTACAAGATAGACGACAGTCATTCGATCAGGAGGAATACCAAGATGGCTAAAAACTTAAAGTTGACCCCGGCTCTACTAAAGAAGCTGGTTATGGAAGAGAAAGCAAAACTGATGGAAACCCTTGAGCAGGGCAAAGAAGACTCTGAGAAGGTAAAAGCTGATGAAGTAGAGGCTGATGAGCTAGCTGACGCTTTAGAACAAGACATCGATTTTATGGCTGCACTTAAGATTCAAGAAAGCGTTCTCAAGAAGAAATACGCCAAGGTTCAAGCAGCTAAGAAGAGGCTCATGAAAAAAATCAATGAGCGTAAGAACTAATAGTTCTACTTTAACCCAAAAAACTGAGGAGAATCCAAATGCCAACCCATAAGCAACAAACTGTAGCCCCGCTAACGACTGTAAGAGATAAAGGCTCCTCCGACTCAGCGAGTCTCAAGTCTGCATTTCCGGCTTCTCCAATTCATCAAGGAGAGATGACAGCTGAAAGCATTCGACAGCAGTTCCAAGATGAAGTAATTGACGGGACTGTCAATGACGGCGGCCACACCTTCGGTACTTTTAGCAGAGATTACTCTGGCGCTCCTGATATGGCAGAGGTCAAGACTGGCGGTGGCGGACTTCCCGCGTCTCCCTATGTTCCCAACCCAACATCTCCCGGTCCTGGTAGTGTTAATGCTGCCGACCAGGCAGAGGCTCCTGATGGTTTTGGTGAATCACCGTCCAACGTTCCCGGCTCTGGTGTTGGTTCACAGTTACAGCCAAAGACATCATCAGAGTCTCAATCAAGAGGTAAGTTGGGTGACTTCATTATGGGCAAGGCTTGGGGCAGTACCTCTTAATGTCAAAGAAGCCTACAGCAGACTCACCGGGAAGCCTGGGTTATCGGCCCGGGCTTTCTCATGATGGTCGAACAGACTTAGGCTATGCGACGACAAAACAAAAATTTCATGCGCCACGACAAAAGGGTTCATCATTCCCTTATGAAGAAGAGCCAGAGTCTCTCGACGACCTTGAAGAGCCGGTCTTAGATTACGAGACATCGAAAAAAATAGATAACAAAATCTCTACTCCTTACAATTCCCATGATAGCTTAATAGGTCGCGCTGCTGACTCTTTTTATCTAATTGGCGGAAATTCACGAGTTGCCATCGGGGAAGCTGTCGCAAAAGGAATGGTACCGTTTCCTGGAATGTATAAAAAAAGACTGCAGGTCGGCGGAGGTGTAAATTCCCCTAAATTAGTCGCCCCGGGTCAATATAATCGTACTGGAACGTACAGAGGTTGGAGCCACTCTCCAATTCCTGCTGATGAGATAATTCATAAAAGTGAAGATGGCTATGCTGAAAGTACAGATGAAGACAATGTTGAGAGGGTAAGAAGCATTGTTAGATCAATACTTAAAAACAACGCGAGAGAAGCATAGTTATCAATGTTTTAGGTTAACTTCAATTTATATTGATATTTAAGGATATGTGTACACACTGTCTGTGAGGTTTTGGAATGTCAACAACGTTGTATAAAGAAGCGATTGCAGAAGCTCAACAGCTAAAAGAGTTAGCTGAGCAAAATGCAAAGAATAAAATCATAGAGGCTCTGACTCCTCGGATCCAAGCAATGGTAGAATCGCAACTACTGTCTGAACAAGATGATATAGATATTATAGATTCAGATGATGACGATGACGGTCTAATGCCTATGCCCACCCCTGAAATGCTCGTTGTACCTGACGAGGATGACGACGCGGAAATTGAGGCAGAGGTTGAGGCTAGCGTGGTTATTAACGCTCAGGGTGATGTTAATGTCGCCGTGACCGAGACCGTCAAAAAGAATCTCAAAGACATTAAAGAAGCAATCAATAATTCTAACTCTGCGTCTTCCAATAGTAATAAGCTGGCTAACAGAATTGCTAAGCTTCAAGGGAAGGTTAGGAGAATGGATGCATTGTTGGAGAGTATAGATGCAAGTGCTCTTACTAACCAGCAACGCGCTGTAATCAAAAAGTCATACGAAAAATTGTTGGGGGAAGCCGTAACTTTACGCTCAGAGGCAATAGTTATTTCTGAGAGTGAGGGGCAAGGCGTCCGACTTCAGCTGTTCGAAACATTAAAGGAGATGAATAACATGACTAAATCCCGCAGCCGCGCCATCTTCAACCAACTATTTGAAGCTGGTTACGGCGAATTAGACGAAATGGAACTAGTTCTCAGTGATGAGGATCTAGAGGCACTTGGTGTTGAAGACGCTGAGGAAGCCGATATCGACGCCCTTGATATTGATATCGCGATGGAGGGTGGAGAAGAAGCCGAAGAAGAAGCCGAAGGTGAAGAAGAAGGCGAAGAAGAAGCAGAAGAAGGAGGCGAAGAAGAAGTTGAGCTTGACCTTGGAGAAGCTGATCACAAGGACGAACTTGATGAAGTCTTCGAAATCGACCCCGCGATGCTTCGTAACGAAATCCGTCGACTTCGCTCAATTAGAGAGCAAGCCGAAGAGGAAGCAGATCAATTCGGAGGCGGTGAGGTAGAGCTCGAGGTAATGGAGGTTGATGAGGAAGACCTTATTAATGCTCTTGCAGATGAGCTTGGTTCCGTCGCTGATGTAGAGTCCGCTCCAGAGGCAACAGCTGGTCCAGTTGCAGAGCGCCGCCGTAGAACGGCACGTCGCCGCACCGGTGCAAATAACGCTGTAGTCCGCGAAAACCGTGAGTTGAAGAAGCAACTCGATGAAATGAATCTTTTTAACGCAAAACTGCTTTATGTGAATAAGCTGATCCAGAATCGTAATGTGAGTTCTAAGCAGCAGCGTGCCATAGTCGAGGCTCTTGATAATGCCAAGACGGTGAGAGAGGCTAAGTTGGTCTATGAAGGACTGACCAAGTCACTTAACAAGAAGTCCCTTAGTGAGGGCACGAGAAGAGTTCTTGGATCTTCTAGCAAGCCAACTCGTAGCGGTGGTGCTACGTTGAATGAGTCGGCACAGACTGATCGATGGGCTAGACTCGCTGGTATTAAAAGCAAGTAATAGACGCTAACATTCAAAGGAGATAATGAAATGTCTAAGAAATTCACTTTAGAGACGCTTACCGAAGGAATTCGCCAGCGTCATCAGGGCGAGGCAAATGCTCGTCTTACTGAGAAGTGGTCTCGGACGGGTCTTCTGCGTGGTCTAGACGGCGTCCATCGTGAAAACATGGCAACGCTACTCGAGAACCAAGCAGGACAGGTCCTTCGTGAGTCCTCAACACTTGGCGGCGGTGGTCTCAACCCTGCTGCTGGCAGCGGAGACATCCGCGGCTTTACCAACATCGCTTTCCCAATCGTCCGTCGTGTATTCGGTGGTTTGGTTGCTAACGAGTTGGTTTCAATCCAGCCAATGAGCCTTCCTTCTGGTCTGCTCTTCTACCTTGACTACACTTACGGCACAAACGTCGGTGGTGAGGGTGACGGCATTGGTAGTTCGACAAAGAACACCTACAGTAACAACCAGTCGATTTACAACAACCCGGCTGGTAAGGGTATCCGTTCTGGATCACTCGGCGTAGGTGGTCAGTACGACCTTGCTGGTAGCGGCTACAGCCGCGTTCACACCGGCTCGAACGTTACTACCCTCGCTGACGGGGTCACTACAAGCGTTTTCTGTCTTGGTGGTAGTGCTTCTCAAACCCGTGCTGTTATTACAGGCGGTGGTCTTGCCTCTTCCGGTTCTGACGGTCGCTTCCTGCAGTTTGATCCCCAGATCAGCCAGTTGATTGATGAAGAGAGCGGCGAGTTCTTCTTCATGACCGTCGACTTGGGCGCGCTTGGTGCTGACTTCGATGTAACAGCAGTCAAGGAAGCAGCGCTTGTTCTTTCTGGTACAACTGGTCTTACTGCCGCTCTTAATGACATGCAGCCAATTCCGGAGACAGTCCAGGGTGGTGCTGGTGTCTACAACATTCGTCGTCTGAACCAGCTTGTTAGTTCAAGCTCATTCAAGGGCGAGATCTCACCTGCACCGATGGCATCAGCTCAACAAGCTGGCGCTGCTCTATTGCTGGTCTGTTCAGGCTCTGTCATGAATGACACCGCTTCATTCATGTTAACGTACCCGAAGACAGCGACTCTCAACGCTGATGACGGTTCAACTCTCGTTGTTCCAACATTCGAGTCTGATTTCGGTTCCGGTACTCCTGGTTCACCTGTTCCAGAGATTCCCGAGATCGATATCAAGATCGAGAGTGTTTCGGTTGTTGCTCAGACTCGTAAGCTCCGCGCCCGCTGGTCACCAGAGCTCGCTCAGGACTTGAACGCTTACCACAGCCTTGACGCTGAGGTTGAGCTTACTCAGATCCTCTCCGAGCAGATTGCCCTTGAGATTGACCGTGAGATCCTCAACGATCTTCTCATGCAGGCTGATACCAACTACTACTGGGACCGTCGTCCTGGTCGTTTCGTCAACAAGAAGACTGGTGCCGATCAGACAAGCGCTGGCTCGCTCACTTCACCTGCCTTCACTGGTACGGTCCGTGAGTGGTACGAGACTCTTGTTGAGACCATCATCGACGTTGCTAACGAGATTCACCGTAAGACCCTTCGTGGCTCGGCGAACTTCATCGTTGTTAGCCCTGATGTTGCCACGGTTCTTGAGGCAAGCGTTCTTTACCGTCCAAGCCTTAGCATTGACGGTGACGGACAGGTCGGTGCCATGTCACTTGGCGCTGAAGCAGTTGGTAGCTTGAGCAACCGTTTCACGGTCTACAAGGACCCCTACTTCCCACGCAACAAGATTCTTGTTGGTTACAAGGGCGGTAGCTACCTTGAGACTGGTTACGTATACGCTCCTTACGTACCTCTCATCGTTACTCCGACGATCTTCGCACCTGAGGACTTCACCCCGCGTAAGGGTGTCATGACTCGCTACGGTAAGAAGATGGTCCGTAACGACTTCTACGGTACCGTTACCTGCCTCGGCATGGACGTTATCTAAGTCCTTTAATCTTCGGATTAACTTTAGCGGGGTCCCTTCGGGGGCCCCGTTTTTGTTTTAACCTATTTTTGATTCGATTATTATTGATAAAATTTGCTTTGCAAAGGAGAAACTTATGGCTACTGCAAAAACCTCTTCAACTAGAAAAACGACAAGTTCTTCTAAAACTACTGCGGATTCTACTGTGACCTCTACAACTGCTGCTTCAACAGCTTCTACAAGTGACGCAGCTGTTAATGAACTGAAAGCAAGAATTTCGCAACTTGAAGCTCAAATTGAAAACCTTGAGTCGAAAGTTGCCACAGCTACGGCTCTCGCCAGCTCTGTAAATAATGCCACAGTAACTGACAAAAATGTTGTCGATAAAGCTCTTCTTAGAAGGGCGTTGGAAAGAATGGGCATTAGACAGCACGTAATTTCAGGGCTGGGTATATAAGAGCACCCCGCCGTTTCGATTCATAACTTTCATAAAGACATTTCACCGCCTCGGTGAATACTTAAAAAGAGGTGGTGTTATGTCTTCATTTACGTTTACTAGAAATCCTACGCCGTTTGGTTTTTTTGATACAGATGCAGACTTTCAGTCTGAAGCAGACTCTGTTGTCACCTTTGTAAAAAGAAAACTAGGCGATGATATTCTTAGTGTCGAGCTGACAAAAAAGCAGATTTGGGCGTGTCTAGAAGAAAGTTTTCTAGAATACTCTAGAATCATTAACGAAGCCGATGCTAAGTCTCAACTAAATAATCACTTGGGCTATCCCACTGGGAGCGACGTCCAAGGGTTATTCCCTAAGCAGAACCTTGAATATCTCTTAAGGATGGCCGAACCCTACTCTATGGAGTCGGGAATCGGTGGTTCTTATAACGATGTCAGTGGCTCAATCCAACTGGTGGAAAACCAGCAAGACTACGATATATACGAGAGCTTGGTGGATGATGCAGGTAACCTGATTGTTTCCAGCAGCGCGAATACTCCAAGGAATAAGATGAGAATCAGAGAGGTATTCCACTTTGATCCTCAAGCTGCTTATCGTTTTTTTGATACCACGTCTGCTGTCAATTATCTAAATAACGAGTTTAGCTTTGAGTCATTCACACCTGAAACGGTGTTTTATGTACTTCCTGTGTTCGAAGACGTCTTGCGCGCCGGTCAGATGGACATATCAAATAGAGTAAGAAAATCAAACTACTCTTATAGGGTCGTCGGAAGTAAGATCAGGATATTCCCACAACCAACAGGGGATATGACTAACAAGAAGCTCTGGATTAGAGTTGCTTTTAATCCCGATCCATATAATCCTGACGTCACTGATGAAACAATCTATGGCACGTCGAACCTCTCGAATATCCCATTCGGCTTGTACGAATATAGTAAGGTTAACTCGATGGGCCGCCAATGGGTCCGACAATACTGCTTAGCGCTCTGTACAGAGTTGTTAGGGCAAGTTCGATCAAAGTTTTCATCTATTCCAATCCCGAACTCTGATTTAACGCTAAACGGAAGTGATCTGTTAAGCCAGGGACGTGAGGATCAAGCACGTTTACGAGACCAGATGGTAGAGCTCTTAGATAGTTTAACCTACTCTAAACTGCTAGAAGGACAAGCAACAGACGCAGAAAATATTCTAAGAGCGCTAAAGACTATGCCAATGCCGTTAGGCAAAGCAATACTAATCAAGTAGCGAGGAGCCATGGCACGTTTATTCATAACGCCGAGAGAACAAGCTCTGATATCAGACTTGACGAAAGAGATTGTTAAAGATGTCATAGGTCAAAAAATATACTACTACAGAGTAATGACCGAAGTTACCTCTGTCCATGATGTATATGAAGAAGCGATAGATAAACACTTCGATACCCCGGTAGAGCTCGACGCGACAGTAGAGTGGAACCCGTCAGAGACGGCAACCAACAGATTTGGTAGTGAGAAGGTAGCTACGATGAATGTGTACATTCACTACCGCGATTTGATTGATAAAGACATACAAGTGAAAGAAGGCGACTTCTTTTCTTATGGAGACACATTCTTTGAGATAGTAACGACGTCGTTCACTTCAGAAATATATGGCGAGGTAGAGTATAAGACAGGAATACAGCTCGTAGGTAAGCAGGCTAGAAAGGGTCTCATTGACAAAGATCCAATCGGGCCTACTGACGAAGGTATTGGCGACAACGATGCAGTACAAGAGACGTTTGTTCAGCAAAGAGGTCAGGCCGAAAACAAGCTTGGCGAAACTGGTGACGTCCGCACGCTACAAGAACAGGGTAAGCTTGATGCCCCCGAGGATGGCCCGAGAGAGGTTTCACCCCGCGGTGATGACGATGACATTAGCTCCTCATTTTACGGTGATTAGAGATGACTACTCGATACACAAATAATAAGAAAGGCTTTTCAGAGAAAGTCAATTCTGGGTATACAAATGATGTCGCTGATGATTTTTCTATGCCGTCATGTACCATAGAGGATGTCGATAGAGCTGTCTTTGAGCTGTTTGATAAAGAGCTACCCTTTTATTTCTCTAGAAAAGATGCGAAGAAAAAAATCCCTGTTATCTTTGCCACCGGTGAACGCTTCGCACTACTTGCAAGAAACAAACCACTTAGGGACAAGAGTGACGCCTTAATTTTACCGCTGATATCAGTTGTCAGAACCGGTATAGACCAAGATAGCGCCAAGGGCACTGGATTATTCCAGGGCGCACCTGTTCTTGTAAAAGTACAGCTCTCTGATGAGGACCCAATATACCAAAGATTGCAAAATAAGAATGGGTTCAAGAATGCTAGTGATATTGCTATATCGGCTGATGACAACACTCCCGCTGGTTTGGGGGGCGGAACTACGCCCGACCAGCTTGCAACCAGGAGAGTTGCTCCTGCAATATCAGTATCAGCAAGAAACGGTACTATTCTAAGCAACAGCGTTAACAAGAATATTTTTGAATTTATAGAGATTCCGCCGATAAAACAGTACACTGCAAATTATGAAGTTACATTTTGGGCGCAGTATACACAAGAGATGAATTCTATGTTGACAGTCATGATGAACGGATACATAGAGAATCGCCGTCGCACTTACGTCGTGACGACAAAAGAAGGTTATCAATTCACGGCTTACGTTGACGCGGCACTAAGTCCACAAAACAACTTCGATGATTTTACCGATTCAGAGCGCCTTGTGAAGTATAGTTTCGCGATGTCCGTAAGCGCTTACTTAGTAGCGGCTCAAGAGCCAGGGATGCCTGTTCCTTTTCGCAAAACGGTATCTGCACCAGAAATATCGTTTGATACTTCTACTGCTGCGAGAGGCGGTCCTCAAACAGCCCCAGTGGCAGCAGTTGCTTCTGGAGACCCTAAAAGTTATGTGCTTGATGATATCGCGACCGAAGAAGATGGGTATCCAGCAGCCGCGATGGGAGCCGACCCTACGAAGTTGATATCAGGTTTTCCCGGTAATCCCGCTGCTTCAATTGGTGGCAAGCAATCTGATTTAGGTAATTCAGGTCCAACCGCCATATTTACAGATATAGACCCCTTTACAGGTAAAAGGGAGAAAAGGATTATATTGATGTCCGCATCTACTCCTAATAAGGGAGAGACTGTTTTTAGGTTCGGACTTAAAGCACCCGAGGGTATTGCTATTGACTTGGGAAAATTACTTAAAGATTGATTTCGTAATAAAAGACATTTCGCTATCTCACAGAATAGTTATTTGTGATAGCTTAAGATCCAGGAGACCTGACTAATGGCCGAACAAACATTTAGATCACCCGGTTTTTTCGAGAGAGAGATTGATGCATCTCAAAGACAGACAGAAATTGTGGGTGTTCCCGCAGGAGTAGTAGGTACCGCCGAGAAGGGTCCCGCTTTCGTTCCTGTTACAGTAGGAAGCACAGCAGATTTTGTTAACAAGTTTGGAACAGTAGATCCAGAAAGATTTGGACCGTACGCTGTAGATGCATTTCTTTCGAACAGAACTGCTTTGACATACGTTAGAGTACTGGGTGCTGGCGCGAATGAGACCGCCGCTGATATAACAAATACACAGAACACAGGGACCGTCTTAAACGCCGGGTTTAAAATTGAACCTATTATTTCTGATTCACCAATGAGTGCATCGGACAGTTCAGTCCAGTTCATCGTTGCGCGTCACGATGTATCCGCGTCAGCAGATTATTCGTTCCCGCAGTTTACAGACAACCCTTCATTTGATCCAGGGAACACTGGCGACAAGGTTGACCTTGTTCGTGCTGTTGTTTTAACGGCATCAGGCTCACGCTTACAGGTTCTCGACATCGGAGAGACTTGGGGCAATGAGCTCGATCAAAACGCTGATCTAAAGAACGATTCAAGCCACGCTGCGAACCTTTGTTTTGCTCTGGCAATTTCGTCTTCGGCTGGTGCTGCTTTTACTAACGAATACCTTGATCAGGCTGGTGCGGGTGTTAAGATTGTTACTGCTTCGTTGAATCCGACACATCAATCATACATTACCAATGTTCTGAATACTGACCCTCTGAAGTTCGCTGAAGAGAAGCACTTGCTATATCTCGACTTCGCGGTTGAAGATGAGTTGGCTTCTGTAGATGTTAACGCAGCACCAGCTGTAAGTGTCCTGTCAGGATCTAACAACGTGGTTACAACTGCTCTAACTGGCAATGCTGCCAAAGCTTTGAATGCGTTTGGTCGATTCGACACAAGGTTTAGAACACCGAAATCACCTGCGATTATTTCACAGCCCTATGGAAAGAAAGAGCACGATTTGTTCCACTTCGAGACGCTTTCAGATGGTGAGTGGGGTAATGACAAAGTCAAGATCACCATAGCTAATATTAAGGCGTCGACAAACGACAACTACCCTTACCCAAGCTTCGAGGTTCAAGTACGTCGCTTTGATGATTCCGATCTTGATCAGCAAGTCTTAGAGGCATTCCCAGGATGTGTCCTTGATCCAGACTCAGATAACTTTATCGGTAAGAAAGTCGGTGACTACAAGGCACGTTACAACTTCGACGCCACGAACGCGGCTGAAAAGAGAATCATCGTTACCGGTCGTTATCCAAACGTCTCAAATTTCGTGAGAGTTGTTCTTAACGATGCAGTCTATAACAAGACCCTTCCAAGAGACGCATGTCCTTTCGGGTTCCGCGGCGTTCCGGTAATCAAGACTTCTGACGCGATGACAGATCGCCTCCATACAGGTCTCGAGCTCGACGGTATAACTTATGGTCAGGCAGGAGCGTCTCTTCAAAGGTTGTGGGGTGCTGATAAGTTAACCACTAGATACGCACTAACCGGTTCAATCGTTCCTCCGCTACCTCTTCGTTACAAGGTAACGCGTGGTGATGCAAAGGATGGCTGGTTCTCAGGTTTCCCTGGAGAGAAAGAGCTTGTTGATAAGCGTCTCAACTGGGGTGTTAAGTACGAGCGTTGTCCAGAAACCGGAAGTATTGCAAACGCGAATCAGAACGTTAACGCTTCTAGCGTTCTCAACCCTCTAGTCCGTGCGTACTCTAAGTTCCAAGGGCTAGCAGAGATTGGCACTATTCTTACTGGCTCTGGCGCTGATGCCTTTAACGCTAACAAGTTTACTCTTGCTAGAGTGGTTCTTGCAGGTACTGGCTCTACCGCCTCGACGCTGCTAGACAACCTAACCGGATCCGCTCCAGAACATATGCTTGAAGCTGCGTACATCAGAAACGGTGTACCGGACTCCAAAGACTACACGATCATGGATCCGGATCTTTCTGATTACGGCAGAATTACTCTAGCGACTCTAATCCAGAGTTCATCAGTGAAGTTTAACCGCTTCACACCGTACACTGCTTTCAACATTCCAGTATTCGGTGGGTTTGACGGTGTTAATATCTTAGACAAAGATATGAGATACATGAACGATAGAGCGGCATCGACAGATGATACCTCGAGCGTTGATGGTCAGATCGGAAAGGCCGCGTCTGGTTTCAGCGCTGGTACAATCGGTCTGAGGTCGAACCCAGGCGGTACTGGACGAAAGAACAACAGCATTGCTTCTTACAGAGAAGCCGCGACGATTATTACTGATCCCATGTCTACAAGGATTAACATCCTAGCAATTCCTGGAATCAGGGACTCATATGTCACGGATTGGGCCGCAGAGAGAACGAAGGACTACTCTATGGCTATATACCTCATGGATATTCCTGCGTGGTCTGAAGCCCAAGCACGTCTATTCCTCACTGAGGACCGCGAAGCTATCGCGTCTGCATCGATTGCGTGGCCTGATGTTAGAGAAACAGCTGAGCAGTTTGAGTCCAGAGTGTTTGATAATAACTACTCTGCGACGTACTTCCCAGATGTGTACATCACCGACAAGACCACTGGAAGCAGAGTAAGAGTTCCCGCTTCTGTGGCTGCTATTGGAGCTTTGGCTTACAACGATTCAGTCGCATACCCGTGGTTCGCTCCGGCAGGTTTCAACAGAGGTGGCCTTGACCAAGTCAAGAACACAGACATTAGGTTGACGGCTGGTGATAGAGACACGCTATACGACGCAAGGATCAACCCGATTGCAAACTTTGCTGATGGTAGCTTCGTAATCTTCGGTCAAAAGACTTGCCAGCTCGCTCAAAGCGCGCTTGATAGAGTTAACGTCCGTCGAATGATGCTAGAGTTGAAGCGACAAGTTGTATCCGTTGCCGATAAGATTCTATTTGAGCCTAACACTCCTGCGACCAGAGCTCGTTTCGTTAATTCTGTTACACCGCTCCTGGCTACCATACAGTCTCAGCAGGGTATTGAGTCTTTTAGAGTCGTGATGGATGATACCAACAATACTCAG